TGTCGAACTTCGGAACCCTGAACGTGGTTCCGACCCGACACATCCGGCAGACGGCTAGCGTGGACCGCGAGGTTTTCGTGGTGGACCCGGAATACGTGAAGATTGCGTACCTCCGGTCGTGGCAGGAATTCGAACTGTCCAAGACGGGCGATTCGATCAACCGGGAGATGCTGGTTGAGTACTGCCTTGAGGTTTGTAATAACGACGCCCATGGCGTTGTAGCGGATCTTAGCTAACGGGGGAAGGAAGGCTGGTCCTTGTGGTCGGGGGACTTGAGGGCCAGCCTTCTAGTACAAATGCCTGTAAAAAATAGAAGCGGTACAGCAGACAATAGCGGACCCATATCGGCAACAGACGCTGGCGATTCAGCAAGCCTGTCTTCGTTCACATCGGCATGGCTTTTTGTAGAAATATTTGGTGGATCGGCTAACGATCTTAAATTCCAGATTACTTATGATCCGTTTAGCGTAGCGGATGCATCGTGCGAGTGGTTTGATTATTTGGGATCTGTTGGCGACGCAACAGTGTCTCTGCCCAATGGTGTGTACGAGGTCCCAGCGGGGGCGGGCCATGCGGTTCCGTTTCCTCCGTGTTCAACAGCATATGGGGTAGGAAATCTTACTTCTTTAGCGGGAAGGCGTATGAGAATCGTTAACAGTGGGTCCAACGTAGTTACCGACGGCGAGGTAGTTGGGCACAGGAGGATAGCTTAGCGATGCCCGTAAAAAAATCTAGACACAGAATAATCAGCCTGGGGTATAGACGGGTATTCGACAATGAGCCAAACAGTGGCGTTGGAGCGGAGAAGTTTACTGCTGAGATAGATGCGTCGGCTTTCGATTACGCCATAGTGATGGCCAAGGCTGACGCCGATACTGGCACCGTACCCGTCACGAATGCAAGCGTCCTGATCAAAATATACGCCGCGCCGCAACCTTTCGGAGAAACTCCCTCGTGGCACAATGTTGGGGCAACCGTAGCTGTCACGCAGGGTGAAAATTGGGCTTGGCCCATACCCTCGTATGCGTACTCACAGCAGATAGTTCCTCGTAGAATGAGGATAGGCGTACATTATGGGGGCGTATCCTACTCTCAAGGTATTTCTCCAGCTGCTACTCTGTGGGTAAATCTGGTGAGGGAAGTGGGATGAGGAGAAAGAGGCATTCTTATACGCCGAATATGGTAAAGGGCAGCAGTATAGGCAATGGTACAGCGGCACCTAGTGTCGATTTGTCCGGGGCTACCAGATGTTCTGCTCTTTTAGAAATAGCCTCCCCTCCCGGGGTACAAGTTGAAGTGGAAACGCAAATAAGCCCAGACGATTTCGATGTTCCCGACAGTTCGGCGACATGGTTTAACTATTTCGGCGCTAGACACGCGAATAGTTCTGGCAACGAAGAAAGTCATCGCAATGTCCTAATAGAGGAGCACACTGCGTTACAAATGCCCCAGTCGGGGGATGGCTACAATGACTACGTTAACTCCAACAATCGATGTGGTAGGCGGATGAGAATAGCTACTACAGATACCACAGCCTATCAAAATGGTCGAATAGATTCATGTGTTTATTCCTATGCTGCGGACATACTGGGTGCCAGACGTGAAACTCAGATCCAACAACTTGCTGCTTTTGATGCTCCCACTTCTGGAGCATCCGGGTGGACTAGCGAACCATTCGATATTTCCTGCGCCAGTTCCGCCCACGTCTATTACCAAATTGTCACTCCTACGGTAGGGTCCAATGGATTCCGTTACAGAATGGAGGTATCGGCTGACCCTATGGAGGATGTCTCCTCCACATTTTATCCGATACCGGATCAAATTGTTTCGGTTAACACCAACGCAGTGCGCCCTTATAGAGAAGTCCAAACGTTTCCCATGTATACATACTCCGAGGGGTTTTTATCCTTCTCCAAAGCTCGATTGGCCCAAGTGGGGGCTACAACAGCTAACGATGTGGAGGTAAACCTTTGGGTGGAAACTTCGGCGGTGAGAGGATGAGCGACTGGAGGGATATAACTCTTCCCAATTCTCCCCTTCGAAGATCTTTTAAATTTAATGCGTCCGACAACTCGTATACCATTAGGACGGACCAGCCCAATTTGGTGGATTGTCTATCGCTAAATAAAGCGTTTTTAAACTCAGATCGAAACTCTTCCAGTTTGTGGAACGGAGGGGATTACGTCAAGGTGGCTTCTATACCGCTAGAGGTCATAGAAAAGTGGCACAAAGAAGAAGGAATAAATTTTTACCGAGCCAACGATGAAGATAAAGCAAGACTGTTAAACAAGCTGAACGACAGCACATACAACAAATTTAGAACTGCCAAGGGGGTACTATAAATGAACTATAACTCACTTCGAAACTCGGTCGTAGCATATCTGGCTTATGACGATCTTTCTGTCGGCGATACCATTATCGATGACGCTATCGCTTTGTGCGAATCTCGCATCAATTCCGAATTGCGTGTAAAAGAAATGATGGCCAGTGCCGATCTAACGTGTTCTGCTACAACCGGCACGGCGGCTCTTCCGACAGATTTTACCGAAATGGTAGCTCTGTACCGAACTGGAGGGGGCCGACCCATCAGGATGGAATACGTAACTCCAAATGAATTTTTCAACTACTCTGCGACGGATAACCGATACACCATTTCCGGTTGGGTCACGGGGTCTTTGGAAGGGGTTCTTGTAACGGCAATCGAGGACGAATCTAGTGGTTTGGATATTGCTCTAAATTTGCACTATATCCAAACTATACCGGCTCTTACGTCCACCGACACCACCAATTGGCTAACCACTCGGTCACCACGGGCGTATCTGTACGGGACTCTGATGGAACTGCAGCCGTACCTTGCAAATCCAGCATCCTATCAGGATTTTGAGCAGAAATTCAATTTGGCTCTCATGGATCTGCAACATAGCGACCTGTATGGAGCAAACACGGTTGGTCGATACGGTCCCAGGATTCGGAAGCAAACCGGTGAGAATAGGGAAAGCAAGCTCAGGCTGTCTCCCCCTGCCCCGCCCGCCATGGACATAATGGATGAAATTTTGAATCAGTAGACGGGACAACATAGATGGACCATTCATCGCTTCGAAATAAAGTCGTGGCATATCTGGCTTATGACGATCTGTCTACCAACGATTCCATAATAGACGATGCCATCGCTTTGGCTGAAGAGCATGTAAACTTCAGACTAAGGGTTAGACAGATGATGGCTGCTGCACAGCTGTATATTCCGATAAACGGTGACCCGGTGGAACTGCCGTCCGATTTTACTGAAATGGTGTCTTTGGTAAGCAGCGTCGACAACACTGTTTTGGAGTATGTAACTCCAAATGAATTTTTCAACTACAGTACGGAGGCAAATAGATACACTATTTCTGGTGGAGTAATAAGTACATCAGATAAACAGGGGGTACTTATAAGACTTATTGACCCAACTGGTTTGGGCAACTTGGAAAGCTTGCATATACACTACATAAGAACCGTACCTCCTCTAACATCTGCAAGTTCCACCAATTGGTTGATAGAAAAGTCTCCCAGGGTGTATTTGTACGGAACTCTTATGGAGTTGCAACCGTACTTGGCCAATCCGATATCCTACACGGATTTTGAACAGAAGTTCAATATGGCTCTGCTGGATTTGCAATATTGTGACAAATACGGGTCCAACACCATAGGCAGATACGGTCCTCTAGTCAGGAAGACAATCGGGGATACTCTAGAAAGGAAAGCCAGCATCAATCCTCCCCGAGTAGATGTTCCAATGGAGGAGGTTGCATAAATGAATTATACGTCTCTCCGGGATTCCGTCCTTTCCTACTTGTCTTATGACGATTTGGCGGTAAGGGATTCTATTATCGACGATGCTATAGGCATGGCGGAATCCAGGGTCAATGCGGAACTCAGGGTAAGGGAGATGATGGCATCGACAACCCAAACCTCTAATTCGACCACGGGTAAAATATCCATACCGTCTGACTATATTGAAATGGTTTCGTTCTATAGAAGTGGAAATAAACCAAATAGAATGGAATACGTATCGCCGGACGAGTTTTACAAATACACTAAGGCAGAAACTCGTTATACCATCATCGGGTCTAACATAGAGACTGCTTTGGCTGATTCCAGCACTTCGGGGAATGGCGCTACGTACACCATGAACTATGTTGGAAGTTTATCAGGGTTGGCTTCGACCAATTTGACCAACTGGTTGATAGAAAAGTCTCCAAGAGTGTACTTGTATGGGACTTTGATGGAGCTACAACCCTATTTGACCAACCCGGGATCCTACGATGATTTAAAGAATAAGTTTTACTCCGCTGTTGGAGATTTACAGAACATGGACTCCAGGGGCAAATATCGTCCCAACGTGCGAATGTTGCACGATGGAGTCACTTCGGATGGAGCGTTTAGACTTTTCTAATGCCTACTTTTCCTTTAGGGGAGTGGTTGCCGGATAGATCGCCTTTCGAATTGGACGGTCTGGTAACGGCTACTAACGTAGTGGCTACTGCCAACGGTTACACTTCTATGCCGCAACTCCAAACGGTACAAACTCTGTCCGCCCTACCGAACGGAGTAGTAGGGTGTCACAGAGGACGAACACAGTCTGGTTTGGAGTATCAAGCTGCCGCTTGTGCAGAATCAGGTACGGAAACTACCACCCTTCACGTTGTAGGCGATACATCGGACTGGGTGGATTATTCCCAGGCCGGTGACTACACCACGGACCCAAATTCTGACTGGAGTTTTTGTTTATACGGGGACGATCTAATTTGTACCTCTAAAGGACTGGCCCCTCAATACAAGGATGTTGGAACTTCTAATGACTTTGCCGATTTGTCTTCCCACGCATCTAGAGCAGCGGTAGTAGCCACTTTCAAAGAGTTTACAGTGTTGGGAAACATAATCGGCCAAAACAATAACTCTGCCATAGGAACACAAGAAGCGGGCTTGCACTGGTCTGGCATAGGTGATCCTACCTCCTGGCCTACCGTAGGGTCGGATGATGCCGTTGACGTAGAGTCCGATTTCCAGATTTTGGAGGGTGACGGAGGACCCATAACAGACATCATACCCGGATCTGATTTTGCCACAATTTTTAGAAAACACCAAATATGGCGTATGGACTACGTTTCCGGCTCTGCTGTTTTTCGTTTTAGAAAGGCGGACGACAGACGGGGATCCGTTTTTTCCGGCGCAGCAATAGCTGTTGGTGGTTTGGTGTATTTTGCGGCTGAGGAGGGGTTTTTTGCATTCGATGGAAACCTAGTCTCCTCAATTGGATCTGAACGTGTCGACAGAACCTGGAAAGACATGGTGGACTTCGGAAACAACAGGTCAGCCTCCGTGGCCCATGACGCCAACCTTCGAACAATATTTTGGACAGTACCCACCGGGTCTGGGAATTCGTCTATACTGTTTGGGTATAACTATGCACTAAGTAGGTGGACCCGAATAGACACAACTATAGAGCATCTTACCTCCACCTATGGGGAGTTGGGCGGCGGAGGTAACTTGGATGACGCTCCTTATGGGTGGCTAAAAATGGACAACTACAACCCCTCCCCAGCTGATTACGCCGTTTTTACTACTTACAACGTGGGGGATAGGGTTAGAAGCACCGTCACTGGGTGGACCCAATATGAATACATAGTAAAGATAGGGGGAGTCGCCGGTTTCGGACAACCCGGCCCCAGCGGTTATGGAACGTATGTTCAGGATAATGGTTCGTTTACTATAACGTGGGAGTTTAATGGGGAGATAGGGGACAACACCCTACAACTGGCCAATTTGGATACTCTTGGGTCGACAAACCCCACCGATGAGACGATGGCTGCGTTCAATGTAGATCACCGAATGGGAACGTTTGATTCTGCCTCCGGGTACTCTGGAGTTATAGAAACTGGTGACTACGAAATGCCAGACGGTGTAAGAAACTTTCTGAGATGGGTTCGCCCAAATAATACATCTGGCATGATAGACGTATCGGTTGCCACCCGTTTGCAGCCCACCGACACAGTTTCGTATTCAACTGGAAGGTTTAAATCAGACGTCGGGGTGACAGCATTCAGAATCACAGGCAGATACATGAGGGCTAAATTCTCTCTTGACAGTAATGTCGCCAATTTTATAGGATTCGACGCAGAAGTCAATCCTTTGGGGGCGAGAAGATAGTGGCTATCGTTAAACCTCCCTTGACCAACCCAAACGTAGTAGAACATATAACCCAAGTTGCCCAATACGTTAACGAACAGCCTCTCACCATCTCTTCTGGAGGAATTCCTACTGCCGGGTCCTATAAAAAGGGTGACTTGGTGTACAACAGTCAACCTGTAGCCGGGGGGTACATCGGGTGGGTGTGTGTTACGTCAGGAACTTTTGGGACAACTAGTCCAACATTTAAAGGATTCGGGGTGATACAATCGTGAGTCTCAGACTTCTGGAGGATATAAATCAAGACAGCAGAGTAAGGGCATCGGTTCTCAGTTCAGAGCAGGCTTTAGAGGGGTGGGAACAATCCATCGGTCCGCTTCTAGAAAAATCTTTGAAGTATTCCAGGGGAAGATTTGACATAGACGACTTGCACTCCTGGGTGGCAAAAGAAGAAGCCTCTGTAATGATAACATGGGACCCTGACATACCTATTATATATGCGGCTTTTCTGTTGGAGGGGTCCCAATATCCCAATAAAAAGGTTTTGTCTATCACAGCGGCTGGAGGGGACCACATAGAAAAGTGGGTGCATCTGTTTCCCGCTTTCTGCGAAGTGGCTCGAGAAATGGGGTTCAATCAGATAGAAGTCATAGGTCGCCCGGGGTGGGAAAAAATCATAACAGATCCAGATTCATACTCAACTTGCTCTATGATTATTAAGGATATCTAATATGGGCGGATCTTCAAAAGAGACAACCAAAATCAACCCTCGTCTGGCGGAGGACTCGTATTTTGCTCTAGATGAAAATATGAAAATCTACCAGGATCCAACTCCTCTTCCCAGCATGTACAACCCGTTCAGCTTTGATCAATCCCAAGCCTTGGATCAAATGCGCGGGTTGTCTGATTTTGCGGCAGGGTCAGCCATCCCGGGCATAACTCAGGGCGGGTGGGAAAAGACCATGCGCGGAGATTGGTTGGAGCCCAGTGAGTATCTGCACGATATTGTCGGGTTGGCCAGTAACCAAGCTGCTAGAGGTTACGCGGGATCGGCAAACCAAGCGGGAAGATATGGAAGTGGTATATCCCAGAATGCCGCCGCGTCAGCTAGGTCCAGAACTGCTGCGGAATTGTATGGCGCCAATTACAACAGAGAGAGGGACAGGATGGACCAAGCTATGAGATGGGGGCCAGAGATGTTCGCTCTCAGTTTGGCCCCTCTTAAGGAATCCATCGAGGCCAGATTGTCTGCAGCTGATCTAGAAAGATCGGATGTCGACGCCAAAAACAAGGAAGCTTTGAGGCAATTTCTGTGGCCGCAAGCTAAGCTTGCTGCGTTCCAGCAGCAGTTGGCTTCCAGCCCACTTGGTAAGGAAAGCACGGTCACCACCGAGAAGAGCTTTGATTGGGGTGGACTCGTGACGGGGTTGTTGGGATAATGGGTTTTCTAGGCGGTTTGGTGGACATAGGGAAAAGAGTAACCGACGGATTGGGAGGATTGGCCAAAAAGAAGAAACAGTTGGACGAGTTTATTAGNCAGCCCGCGCAGATGCTTCACGATACTGTTGACTCTGTAGTATCGCCCCTCCAGGAAGGAGTGGATTTTGTCCGGGGCGGAGTGGATCAGACGATGCATGCTATGGGAAGTTCCGGTAAAAATTTACAACAAGGGCTGTTGCAGGGAATTAGCGGACCGGAAATGACTAGTGGTCCACCTACCGGACTTCTTCCAATTTCCGGGGCCGCAGTACAGGAAAGCCCCCTGGCCAATATGTCATCCATATACGCCGGGGTGAACCCAGTGGCCGGTGGGGAAATAGACCCGGGGATGCCTGAGCAAACTTTAAGCGAAATGTACAAAAGACGATCCAACCAATTTGCTGCGGAGAGAGAACGTATGCGTCGCATTCTAAGTGAGTATTAGGAGTCCTAAGTGGCCGAAATTTCCGAAGAACTAGCCTTGGAGGGAACGCCCCAGAGGCCTCGCCGACAGATTGGGGCTCTTACTGATGCTTTGCGGGACATAAAAAGAACCGGGCAGGGCATACTGGGTATCCCCGGAGCCCTGGCGGGTAGCGTTGTTGAACCTATCAGGAAACCCTTCCAAGAAAGTGGATTGGGCGAAGCGATTGCTCGCGGATACGCTATGGGGCAACACGGACCGGCAGGGTACGCTATGGTTAGCAACGCCCAAGAGAATCGTGACCGGGGGGCGTTTGCACGGCAGAAGTACAATGAAACTGTAGCCCGGGAAGAGGAGGAGAGAAACAGGCAGATCGTGGCGGCAGAGGCCGCACGCATCCAGCAGCAGCGATTGTCCTCAGACATCAATTCGTACTACCAGTCCAAGGGCGGGCCAGATATCTCTTCGGTAGACGACATACAGGCCTTGATGGGAATCCTGGAAAAACATGGCATGGGTGAAAAAGCCCTGGAAGTCTGGATTAAGTTTATGGAAAATGATCGGAATAAGGCCAACTCCGATCCAAATGTCCAGACAGAATGGCATTCCGCATCAAATGAGGATGGCTCCGTATACCAGATTCTGATGCAAAGAGAGCGGGACGGGGATGATTGGAGGCCCTCTCTACGAGGAGACGGCTCGTATATATTCAAAGTACCCCCGGTTCAAAGGACTCAGGCATTGCCGGGCACGCTTCTACAGAGGCTTGAGAATGAGAGAGTACAAAGAGTATTCGATACACAAGGCCCCGATATGGCTATTGCAGTTGGAAATGCACAAGCATATCAAGACCCCCTGTTCGATGACGTGTTCGTTTTCGGTACCGCACCGGATCGGCGAGAGCAAATCGGAAGGCTGGATTATGCCCAATCTCTTAAACAATTGCGAAATGCCGCGCAACTTGTTGCCGAACAGTTTGGCCCTACATCCGCCTGGACGGATGTGACAGAGAGACTACACAAACTGTTTACAGGTACCGGCAACCCAGCGGCACAGAATTACATAGCCCGACGGGCCATGGCCATGGCCAGAAAGGTTAAATCTCTTAGTGGAGCCCAATACAGCGAGAAAGAGCTGAGGTTCTACTATGACGTGTTCCCCACCCTAAAAGAGTTGGTACGATTCGAAGACAATCTACCGTATGGTTTGTCTGCTGCCGCCACGTACAAACTACAGTCTGAGTCCAATTCCGTATTCGCTGCATATACCACTCCTTTCCAGCCGGATACAATACCAACCCGGGAGGAATGGGATACGAAGCTTACTAAGAGAAATCCCGTATCTAACATGAGGGTTGAAACCAGCAAGGCGATGCCCTCTCCTAACCCCCAAGATTTCCTTGAAGCAGCGTGGGCAGCTAAGGTGTCTTTCGAGGCAGACGGTTTGCACTATGATGGAGCAGGCGGAAAGAGGGACGACGTATCCACTGCCGTGTTCAACGATATCATGCAGAGGGTTTTGGTGTCCCAGGGCTTTAACCCTCAAGGCGTCATAAACATGGTATCAGACAGTCCCGAAGAAACCGAGCAGATATTCAGATCGGCCCTAAAACAAATGAATATAGATAGAGCAGAAGACGCGGCAGATAGGGGCATCGAATTTGAGCCCATCGGCGCTGAAGCCCTTGGCGTAATAGGGATATATTAAATGGCGACTAATCCAGACAGTCCTTTGGGGTTTGCTCAAAATCAACGCCAACAAGTACCCAACGGTACCTCTCAGTCTCCAGAATCTAGAGGAGTCAATTTTAGCCGCGTACCGGGCGATTTTGCTACCGGTTTTGCATGGGGTGCCCCATTTGGAGTATTCGGCGGTCCTAAAGGGATGGGAGCAGCGGGTGTCCTTAGCGGGGTCGGAAGCGTGGTTGGTGGCCAAATGGAAGAGTCTGGGTTCGGGCTTCCGGCTCAAATTGGCGGATCTATGGCTACTGAAGTAGGTCTAGGTCTGGCCACCAGAAATGTTCCCGGAGCGGTTGGAGCTATAGCTAGAAAATCTCGCGGGGCTATCGGGGCAGTTGGTAGGCTCGGTGATCGTCAAAGGAGGGCAGCGGGCCTTATCAGATCCGTTGGTATAGACAAACTTCTGAAGCAAGAAGGGCCGGAATCGGTAGTGAGACGATTCAAGGATGCCATATCTAATCTAAAAGACAGGGAAGAGTTGGCATGGAACGCTGTTCGCAGTTCCAACATGTCAGACGCAAAAACAAGCTCTGCGGCCATGGATACCCTGGTAGCCAAAATCATAGGAGACGATTTTAGATCAGAACCGCGATTGCTGCCGGAAATATTCAAGAGAATAGAGGCCGGGGACTTTTTGTCTCCTCCATCCGGGACAGCCAAAACTTTGGGGGACGCACCAGCAAATTACGTTGGAGGCGCTACTAAGGGGACTCCCATCGCGATGCCTGCTGAGATAGGCCCCAAAGAGATCCATCTTTTGTACAAAGGGATCAATCAGGCCTTTGAAACTGGCAGACATGGCACGGATGCCAGGAACGCACTGTCGGCTTTGAGAGCGGTGGTAAACAAAGCAGCCGACGATTTGGTAGAACAGTCTTCTAAGAGAGCCGGTCCAGAGGACATGTCCTCCATAGATAAACTGAAAGAAGCCCGGGCACTGACGCGTACTATTGGAAAGGCTACCGACGATGGGTCTTACTTTATCAAAGAATTGAATAAAGGACAGGAAAACTACGCCAAAGTCCTTAACAAGATGTTCACTGGTCCGCATCCTCTGGAGGACATTGAAAGAATCAGAGAGGTTGTTACCGCTGTCGGGAGGATGGAAGGAAAGGAAGGGGTACATTCGGGTCTAGAACGTGGATTGGCCCGGGCGGCTGTTCAGCACGTTATGAGAAAAGCATCCGGTAGTACAGGGGAATTGGCCCCGGCACAAGCGAGCACGATGGTTAGCAGGCTGGAACACATACTGGAGGCTGACGAGATATCGGCCATCGAATCCGCTATGGGTGGATCCGATAAGGCTAAATTCCTATTGAGAATGGCTGAGGAAGTGTACCAAGACTCCATACAAGGGAACAAGTTCAGTTCTATGTTGAATCTGGCCCGACAGGCAATGTGGTCCATCCCAGGCGGAAAATCTGCCAAAGCCATCGGGGCTGGAGCTGCAACCTCTATGGGCGGACCGGCAGGCATAGCTGTGGGCGGTCTATTGGGTCTTTCCATCATGGATGACATAGCTAGGACATACGGGCCAAAGGGGGTAAACATGGTTGCCCTGGATGCTATGTCCAACCGCAAAACCATGGAAGCCCTGATGCTGCACGACCCAAACAAAGCAGGATCGGCGATCGCGTCTGACATTATGGATGATATTCTCAGACGATCCGGCATAGAGGTGTCGGAAGGTCTTACAGACAGCGGGATACTTCCCGACGTCCCCAAGGACCAGTTGCTCCCCAGCCCCACAGACAATCTACCTAGTGGTTCAACACCAAACAGCAGGCCCCCCGGTCTGTATGGAGAATAAAGGACAACATGGCTGATATTGATCAATGGTCTAAAACGGCAGCCTCAAACAGCTCCGTATCGCCGGATGGTGCACAGACAGGATGGTCTGGTTCCTCGGTTGGGCCGTGGGCAAGGGAAACTATGGCATCGGTTCGTAGATGGTTTGATGCCCCGGATTGGATATCCTTCCTTAAAGACGAACCCACTACAGGAGACAAAACAGTAGCTTATGCAGGAGCGTCTTCCTTTACTATATCCGGCGTTACCGATGTCGCCGATTCAGCTGGATATAGTCTAACGGACAAACTTCCCGTAAATCAAAAAATACGGTTGATAACAGCCGGAGGGGCAATAACAGAGCATTTCATAACCAGCACAAATTTGGTTTCCACCACCCTAACGGTGAACGTTTCTGGGAACGATGTTACAAATACTTCATACGCAGCCAACGGCATGGAAGTATTTATGACTGGAAAGACCGTTCTAGCTCCTATGGCATGGGGTGGGTCGGGAACCACTACTGTCAGAGATACCACTTTCGGATCCCAGCCCCCGGCTGGTGTGATGTGGTACGACACAGACAACAACGTTACCACGATTTCGGATGGAAGTGCGTGGGGGTCTATGTCGGGCGTTGTAAACTCATTGACTGCGGACCCGACTATGGAATTTCAAGAGGCTGGCGTTATGATGTCTAAGATTTACTACGACATCACTAACAACCGTCTAACCGTAGAAAATGGTGACTGGTCTGCCGGGTCGGGCACCCACGGACGCGTCTACATAAATGATACGGACGGGAAACTGTACCACGGGCTGCAAACGGATGCAGCGGATACGCTAAATGGGAATATAAATGCCTCTGTCACCATCATACCGGTAAATAGTACGGCAGGGTTCCCGGACGGCGGCGTAGTTCTTATTGGATCTGAACAGATTTTGTACGAGGTGCTGGACGGTAATAACCTGGGGACAGCAACCCACCCATGTGTTCGCGCATACTCCAGCACAGTTGCAGCTACGCATTCCAACGGTGACAGTGTTGCGGTGCAAAACTCTGACCTTAGCCTTACTCCCGGAGCGGGCAACGGGCTAAACGCCGACCTGCTTGACGGCAAGCATCTGAAAGAGTTGCTCTCCTACCTGCTCGGGACAGGGAACCCAGGCTCTGATTTCTGGTACCCGGGTAGGGTTGGGACAACCTCGACTTCGAGAACAGCAACTAGCGACGTTTTCGCAGATGGGTATCTGAAGCTCGACAACTCGGGTTCTCCAATTCTTATCCAATGGGGCACCTACACTCAGATGACAGCCGGAGGGCACGCAACGGTCTACACTTCAAAGAGTTTCCCTCAGGCGTTTTCTTCTGTCCCGTTCATGTTCTGTCCTGGCACGCATACGCCGTATTTTAGCACCTCGTCTGCTTATGGAGGTCAGCCAGATGCGATCATAGCTCACTACGATGACAACTCTAATGTTGGAAACGGTTACACCAATTGGGGTTGGTATGTCACGGCAACGGATATGCACCTCTTTGAAGACATCGGAAGCGGGGGAAGCACCCCCTACGACCTCGGAGGCTGGCCTTTTATCGCAATCGGACCGGCATAAAAGAACCAAATGGCTTCCCATGATTCTCTCGCTGACATCTGGCAGTACCTTGTCGCTGGAGCTTCTTCGGCTGCAGTAATGATTGGATCCCACTTAAAAGTTAGGGACAGGGTGAAAACATTGGAAATAAAATCTGGTTGTCTGGAGCAAAAGAGCGAGCTTCTGGATGACACTCATATGACTGTAGTCCGGCTAGAAGAGAGGATGGCCTCTCTTGAGTCCGATATGCGGGATGGCTCCGAGATTCTAGCCAAAGACATGAAAGATCAGAGACTTGCCCAGTCCAAGGTCATGGAAACTTTGCAAAAAATTGAGAGAGCTTTCCAAATCGAATCCATGCAGGACGATTAATGTCTATAGAGTTAAAAGAATCGGTCGTTCTGTCCGGTGTCCGCCCCGAGATGGTAGTGGGGTTGATAGCGGCTGAAGGCGTGTATTCATTTTATTCCATACCGCTAGTTGTCACCTCGGTTACAGATGGTTCCCATGGGCCACATAGTAGACATCGAGTAGGTCTGGGGGCCGATCTTAGAACGTTTAACGTGCCAGAAGACACAATTCCTGAGATTGTGGACGATCTTAAAAGAGTTCTTGGTCCACACTTTGATGTGGTATTGGAGTCGGACCACATACATTTAGAATACGACCCAGAAAAGTGAGGAAAAAACATGATTGAATGGATCACCGCTAACAGTTCCGAATATTTGCAAGTAGCAGTCCAAATTGTTGGAGCCTTTGCCATCATCGCCACATGGACCCCCAACTCTTCTGACAACAAGATTGCTTCATTTCTTCTGGAAATGATCAACTTCTTGGGTGGAAATTTGGGGAAAGCCAAGAACGCGCCGGACGCATAAATGTCCTGGCTAATCATGGGATTGGTAATATGGGCTGTAGCTACTTTTGTGTGGGTTATAGTTTATTGGTTAGCCAATACGTCCAAAGAACTGGGGGCCACAGATGAGCGCAGGAAAGCAGCGGAGAATAGAGTCAAGAAAACCTCTCGCGCTATGGAAATTCTTTCCTCTGCTCCTCTCAATAGGCGTGACCTCATCAAACGCTGGATGCGCCGGAAGAATTCATGATTACCCCGTAGTGCCCGCGTGTCCCGTGCCCTCTGGTGGGGCGGTGATAGAACTGCAAGAAAACTCTATCCCGCCCCACACCATGGAATACTTGTCTCGTATGGAGATATACTGTACCGCTGTAGATGTTCTTACAGGTCGGTCATCTCATCGGTAAGAGGTGGGTTGCTGTCTATCCACAGCAAAAACAGTATGCAGCATCCGGCATGGGCCAGATGGGGCAGACCCGACTCGCTGTCGTAGGTTTCTCCGGCAAACCACGCCAGTAGATGCCTCATGCACGCTTCAAAATATCTAACCCGTCCGTTTGGCACTCTCTTCCAATTACCCGGATCGGGATATTTTTGGGCTCCGTACTCCACTATTTTTAGGATGTCTCGGACTTCGGGCCACAACATCAGACCCCACTTGTCTTTGTCTTTGTCATGTTTTACTCCCGCCCCGTCTTTATGAGATTCCACTCCGGTCCTCCTGTTCCAACGTAGTCTACCGAAACTCCGGCCAGATCTTCCACGGCGTATATAAACTCCCACGCTTCATCGGACAGGTCTTCCATCTTCTCTACCCCGGCATCCTTGGGGTTCAAATAGTCCATGAAGTTTATAGCTATCCCGGTCGGGCCATTTACCCTGCATGCACGTACGAACAACTCGTCGTCCCATTCTCCGACCCTGCGGACTTTCTTGGTAACGGTGGTTCGCTCCTCTATGGTCTTTCCCATTTTTTCGCTGATGTCATCCCAGGACAGCTCCTTAAACATAGGTCCGCTGTTGCCCGCTACCCGAATCGGGTAGGTTCTTGCCACCAGTAGAACTTCTTTCTTGACAGTGATCGGAATACCGGCATCGGCAAACAGCGTGGCGGCATTTGTGTCGTGGCTGGTAACGTAGGGCCACTCTCCGTGTACCAAAGACAGTCCGAATCCCTGGGACCCCTCCAGAAGGATGGGGTACAGATTGGTGTGGTACATGTCTAGATCTTCTACCGTGTCTGACAGTAGGTCTTGCATCCACGTTTCTTCCATGTCTTGAGCCATTCGGAAGTTGGAAGGATCCCGTCTGACCCTATCCAATCGGGCTGCCCCAACTCCTTCCCCGGTAGATCCGATTCTTTGATGGATTTCACCGTGTGTGCCACCCTCCAAGTTGGCATGCCTGTGGTCCAACAAACCGGCCCGATAGTCTATTCTCAAGCGGTCCCAGATAGTGTCATCAACCTTTTCTATTTCTTCTAGCTCCCTCAGCAGTATGTCTGGGCTGAGGAGGGATCCCCTCCCAATGACCAACCGTGCATCAGGGTTTATCCACCCACAGGGGATAACCTGCATCTTCCAAACTCTCCCTTTGTGCTGGATACTGTGTCCTGCGTTACACGACCCCGTGCGAACGTGTACATCATAATCGTTAGCTATCTTTCCTACTATGTTGCCCTTACCTTCAGACCCGTATTGGGCTCCTACCACCGCTGTTACTACCATTTCTCCTCCTTTAATAGTGGTGCTTGCTGCCCACGTAGTTTGGGTTATTTAGAAGTTCTTCGTCTTTCTCACACGGCACACAATACTTACCGAACGGGTACGGACCGAATATATTGAACTGTATACCATGCCCCGTAGCCCCACATTTTTCGCATTTTGGCAAGTTAGACTCGACTGCCATCTTTCATCTCCTTCATGGTTTGCAAATTGTCCCCTACCTTCACGTCTACTCTGAGAGGAACTTTAAACTTGTCGAAGTTCATTATTTCTCTCACTTTCTCAGCTGACCCCTCCACGTCCCCTTCTGGCACTTCCATTATGGCTGCATCGTGCACTTGTATCAGCTGATTTATCCCCTCACCTACAAGCTCATTGTGTAGCCTTGTCTGGGATATCCGTATCAATTCGGCTATTCCGCCCTGAACCAAACAGGACGATGCCTTGTGAAAAGGCACGGTAGGGTTAAAATGGCGTCTCCTGCCGGTCCACATCCGTATATAGTGGTTGGCAGTAGCGAACTTCTCGGCCTCTTTATAAAGCCGCCGGAAACCGGGGTACTGGGCATGGTACCCTTTTAGTATGGATTTGGCGTAACTAGGTGCGCACCCAAGGTTTTCTGATAGGGCATCTGGGCCTATCCCGTACACGATGCTGAAATTGGTCCTTTTGGCGTGTTCCCGTTCTATCCCCAGGTCGTCTGCCACCATCTGATGGATGTCTTCTCCCGACGCCAGGGCCTCCCCCATTTTTATTTCCGACCCGTAATGGGACGCTAGGCACAATTCGGCCCGGTCATAGTCGGCTTGTAGCAATTTGTACCCCGGGCGGGCGACTATAGCCTCCTTGACTTTGTACAGGCCGGTATCCCTTGGAAGTGCCTGGAGAGGCGGATCCGTTACTGCCATCCGACCCGTTACTGTTCTGTTGAGAAGCATGCGAGCCCTTAGAACACCGTCCTCACCCGACATATTCATAAACTTTCGGTAATAGGAGGTTATAGCTTTCTGCTGTTTGCGGTATCGTATAACCCGACGCACCTTTGCGGCCCATTTTTCTTCGCCTTTATCGGCCCAGCGGGTCAGTGAACGTTCATCCGTGTCTTCCACCCCTAGCCAGATAGCTACCTCTTTGGGACTCCCTAAATTGATCTTTCGCCCCTCTTCTTCCAGAGTTTGCTTCAACAAGGAAACTCCATCCTTTTGAGCTTGTCGCACAAACTCAGGTATGGCATACCTGTCCACCAATACCCCGCGCCGTTCCATCAAGGCAACAACCCGGGCGTATTCGGATACCCCCTCTGATACCACATCCATGCCTTCCGAGTCCAGGAGTGGGTCGAACACGTCCGCCAACCCCCTGGTGAGTTCCACATCCATACAAGCATACTTCTGGACCTTCTCCGGGTGCAAACACTCCATCTGCCCCTTGTCCAGAAGATTGGACTGTAGCAACAGGTCCAATTCCTTCTCTGCCTTTGAAGATCCCGGACCCAAAACCCGATCTGACATGGCTTTCAACCCGCCCGATCTGTTGTTTTCATCCAGAAGGTGACAATCCAACATGACGTCCTTAACTGTGACGTCTTTGGACATCCCCTCGTTCCACAACATAGGCAAATCGAACTGCGCATGCCAAAACCGGAGTTCATCCCTCCGACCCATTAGATCTATCAAGGCCTGTAGGCAATCCAAGTTCCCCTCCTTGTGTCGGAATGGGAAGTAGTAGGATTCACCATTAGAGGTTCTGTCGTACGGCTCCACGGATATACCAATTACGCGATCACCGTCATACATCTTCAGCCCGGTTGTCTCGGTGTCTACTGTCCACCGGCTCCACCGGGAGAGCGTCTCCAGAGCCGTCGCTTGACCTGTACGCGTTACGAGCACCGGCACCCCCACCACCAGAGCGGCCCGAGAGGGGGAAAAGAAGGAGACTCAAGAACCCCCCTCGGGCCTGGGACATCACTAATATTTCGGGATAGTGATGTCCCTATGTTTTATTTTTCCTTCCACCCATAAACATGGACCATCACAAACTTCACCAAGTTCTCTTGCTCTGAAGTTAGTGGTCCCCAGTAGTCACCATCGTCTCCTGGACTACCGTATTGCTTAAGGATCAGGACTGGACCCGCTATCGGATGACCGTCTGTGGGGCGCAACCATGTCAGCGCCTTTTGGGGTTTGAGAAGTTCATTGTCTCCCCCAACAAGGACTAAACTGTCGTCCCCCAACCATCCCAACATGACAATACAGAAGGGATCACCATCTACGCCCAGGGCGTCATACAGTTGATCCAAATCGACTTTCCCCGGATCGGGATAATCTATTCTGTGCCACGTGCAACGGAAGTGGTCATCGCCCGGTACGAACCTTATGGCAGAGCCCATCCTAAAACGGGGTGTCAAAAGGGTCAGCGGGTGCCGAGATGGGGGCCTTCTTACCAGCCCCATCCGGGTGGGGAGCCAACGCGTTAATTGCGGCTCCCTTCTGCCCATTATACTCCTCGTGGACTATGCTGGCCAGACAGAGGGTTCCGATCACTTCAGAAGCGTCGAATCCGCCCTTTATCTTGCCGTTATCTCCCGTGTCCACTCCCAGAGCCTCCAGAGTTTCCTGGAGTTTCCAAGCGGCTTTTGCCGACAGGGCGGTGAACATGCTCTTCAGATTGAGATTGTCGGTCTTCGTATCAGCCAAACCGGGGTGCTGGTATTGAATGATAGTGAAGTCCCACACGAACATGTCATTACCCGCGTTCGATACGCGACGGTCGATACCGCAGAGTTGGACAATGGCCGACCCTTCTGGTGCCAACGTCTCGTCGACGGGTCTTTCTACGTTAAAGGTAAACTCACTCATCGGGGGTTGCCTCCTTCATTTCAAATGGTGCGTTTTGTGTAATGGCCGTGTGCAGGTTGCACAGAATCGGGTCCCCAGCCTCCCATTGCAGGACTGACCCCAGCCGAGTAGCTAGTGTAGCACCCCGCGTCTTGGCGTAGTACCTATCTGTGCGGCTTGTGAGAACGTCTATATTGCCCTTCGTCGGGTTGTTTTTAAGAAACCATACGAAGTCCATGTACCCACAAAGGTGCTTATTGAGGGCCGGACCGAAAGCGGGCTCAACCCACTTAGGCATTTTATCCCTCACTTGCATGCCATCTTCGGTCACCTCGTAGATGTAACGAGGGTGAGCCGTAACGATGACGTTTAGATCCAGATCCCGGTACCATCGCATCAGTCGGGCAATGCGCTGGTTGGTTTCACCGCGATCCTCGAGCCAAGCGTCATCAATACCCTTTCGACGCTTTCCTCCCCGGGAAGTCTTGGACATGTTGCCCATGACCGTAGCCTCCAAATCCCGGGCCACCCACTCCGTCGCCGAGTCTATGACAACAGTTCGGACGGTGGAGAATTCCTCAGACTTCTTCTTCAAAGCCCAGAATAGTTCCTCCATGTCTCCCGGTTTTTGAATCCTTATTTCCAATGGGGTGTTCTTTAGTTCCATGTCTCTAACGGTGAGCATACCTCCTTCTATGTTAACGATCAGTACGTCACTCATACCGTCGCATTCTGCTGCCGTGGCTCCAAAGGCGGTTTTCCCCGACCCTGGATCCCCGTACACCATACCTTTAATGCACATATCAGCGTCTACTCTTTCTAGCTTGCGGATTTGCATCTCTTCCTTTCTTGTTGTTAATCGTCGTTCCCCTGTGGAACGTCGAATCCGTACGAAGCAGCGTCCTCAACGGACGTCCCCTTCAAATTCTCCAAACAGACGGGCTTGGCCCAACACCATCCGCACGCCTGGGAACCGAACCCGGTGCGCATGGGTACATTACCGTTCATCACTTTGTTTATCTTGCTAAGAGCGGGTAGGAGAAAGTTGTCTGGAACTCCTTTTATTTCTTCAACCGATCTGTAGGCGTAGTTTATGTCAAACCACTTGTACCCCCACCCGTTGATCTTCTCTTGCATGTCCAAATATGTTACCGGACTCTCTCCGTTCTCCAATACCTTCTTCTCGTACGTTGGCCAGTCTGTCCTGATCTTTCTCCTGGATGTAGTCCCAGCTTTTAGTGTCTCTGGCTCGGAAGGAAGCCCTGCGTATATCTGTACTATTAGAGATCCGTCCGTAGTTACACCACTTTCCATCAGAGCCCACTGGTACAACATCTTTTGAAGATTTGTAAGCTCTGAATCCTGGGACTGAAAAACTTTCCTAGTCTTCCAGTCGGCAACGAAACACAGACCGTTCTTGTCCGTTACCACACTGTCCACGTAGGCCAGAAAGGTTACGTCGTAGTCCAGTGGCACTTCAATCTTCCTCTCCACCCAGTCCTCGTTGACGGTGAATCCCTCCCCGTCCCACCACTCCAGAAATCTGGGGACAATGCCGGTGGAAACTTTAACCACGTCCTCCAGAATGTCCAGTCCGTCTTCTACTATCTCTGGAGCCGCATCGGACCATTTCATCAGACCTGCCGATTCCTCGTCTTTCCAATCCAATATGGCTTTCTCTGGGTTTTTCCCCTTGAACAGAGCTTCTAGACCCACGTGAACCGCAGATCCCAACTCCCTGGGCCTTGGACGATCCACAGCCTTTATCTTTTTGGAATTCTTTAGCCAATATCGCCACTCACAGTTGCACAAATCGTATATCTGGCTATAGCTTATGTGCATTACTTCTCCTCCTCCTTCTTTGGGGTTTTTTCCTCAACCCATTTCTTTCCTTCTTCGGTCAACAAGAACCCTTGCGACCCGTTTTCGGTATCTGTGGCCTCTATCAACCCTTCCCCTAGCCACGTTTTTATTTTCTTGGCAACGTTATCCTTCTTCGGGGCTTTCAAATTAAGCTCCGCCAACTTCTCGTCGTCGGCGTATTCCCCAGTCGCTCTCTGACGGTGATAGTTGTGTAGGGTGAAAGGAGTCAACTCCCTACTAAGGATGGTAAAGAAGGCCAATTTGGTCCTCTCCGCCAGGATGGTGTTGGTGGCGTTGTGAGCTGCCGCATGGGCCGAAGATTCGGCTCTATTGGTGACCTCCTCCGTTATGGTCTGTTGGGAAATTTCTTGGATAATGGGCGCTCCAAACTCGGATGGCGGAAACTCCCACCGCAGCCAAATCGGAGCGGTATCACCGGATTGTTTGGAGTGTCGGAGAACCCGGATAGCGGAAGACTCATCATTGCGCCTGATTTGCCACCCTGTCTCCAGGGCAGCGTTGATAAACTGAGAACCCCATGCGTCCAGTCTCTGTATCTCTTCCCCGGCTGACTTCTTGGTATGGTGCGCCAGCACAAATGTGGTTTTGTACTCATCCCTCAGTTTTTTCAGGGCCAGCATTGCGTCTGCTGCAGACCGCATGTATTCATCCCCGGCTCGGCCCGATTGCACCGAGGCGTACAGAGGGTCAATACAGACTAGGCTGGGACGTATACGTTCCATTTCCTCAGCCATCTTGTCTATTCCGGCTGGATCCCCGATTAGAATTCGGCCACTGCTCAGAATATTGATCTTTGATAGATTATTCCGCTGCTTTTCATCCAACCTACCAACAATGCGTTTAAGCCTTAGAGCAGTTGTTCTTACCGGATCTTCCTGTTGATAATATATCACTGGGCGATCGTCGGGCGTGGCGTTGTATATCCCCAGAAAAGGACTATCGCAGGTCAGGGATACGCACAAATCCAGCAACATAAAACTCTTGAACGATCCGGGCGGAGCCACCACCAAAGCCATGGTGTCCCTCTCCAGCCAATCCTCCACCAACCAGTCCACAGGAGGCATCTTCTGGGACCATAAGCTGGCCCCGTCTACATACGACACATCGTCCAGAGAATTCTCTTCCGACTGCCGGGAACGTCTGGTTTGGTCAGTTCTCCAAACCGATGCCGCCACCCTTTCTATTTCATCCTCAGGTAGAGGCGGATCGTTCCTGGTGTTCCATACTTTAAGAACAGCAGCAGTTTCATCTGCCGAGTGTCCACGTCTTAAAAGAGATCCCGCCAACCTCGCGGCTGTATCATTGCGGGCTCCTTCTTCACACGGATTGGACATAGCTCCTATATACCACTCATCGGAAGCCTTCCCTCCATCCTGGACGGATCTGCCTCCAACGCTTGTAGTCTGCAGGGCAAACGGTGGTATGTGTTTGCCAAGCAGGTTAGTGGAAAGCCACCTGTACATACCGGGAGTCCCGCCTTCCACCTTGGACGGAGACACTACCACATATCCACCATCCACTCTGGTGTCCAACCCGGGCGAAATGGAAGTCTGGCAGGGTATGTACTCGTGATCTGTTGGGTACTCGTAAAACAAGTGATACCCGCCATTCCCGGTCCTGGCCACCATGTCGGTTGGAAATTCAGCCTCAATTGGCCCTGCCTCCCCTCCGTGGTGTGTATCCACATCCACTACCAGAAGGCGACTTACCTTTCCAGTTACCACCCCGATGTTGGCATTCGGCCACTTGGTCCACCAGGATTGAACCTCCTCCTTAGTGGACTTTCTATGTTGATAGTCCTGCCATTTGATAAGTGGCGTTTTGCCCCCTTCTCGGATGGGTATGACGCACCACCCTTTAGATAGATATCCCTGGGCGTATTCAAGCATAGCCGATGACGGCTTTTTTTTAGACGCCATTTTGTGATGACACCTCTTCCATCACTTCCTTCGCCCAGGACAGAGGATGGTTCAGAGCAAATTTCATCTGGGTAACAATAAGCCCAGCGCTTT